CGCGCTGACAGGAGCCCGAGCGACGGATCGCTGAGGAAGAGCTTTGGCGATACCGATGCCCAATCCAACGCGCTGTACAGAACAGCGGAGTGGCTGGCTACTAGGGATGCGGTTCTCTATCGCGACCCACTATGCGTCTGGTGTCTTTCCTGCGGCGTGGCCACCGAGGCTACCGACGCCGACCACATCATCTCTTCCAGCTCCCTGACGTCCCGCGCTGACTTCTTTGACCAAGACAACATTGTAGGAAGCTGCCGGTCATGCAACAGCCGTCGCGCCAGCTACAGCGCCAAAGGCATTTATTTTGAAACCCAAAAGGAGTGGGAAGAATTCCTACGCCGTAAGCACTTCCGAAAAATCTCTCGCACATGAGCATGCGAACACTATTGAGTGAGGTTCGTTCAGCACTCACAGGTTACACCGACCTAACCGACTTGATCCCAGCAAGCAAGATCACCTTTGCTCGCCGGCCCCAGCGTGACGAACTGCCAGGACTCACATTTGCCATTGGTTTGGTAGAATACGATGAAACGGTTCAAAGCTTCGCTGCCGCCACCACGTATCGCGTCGACATCACGGCCTACGCCCGAAGCGCAGACGAGGCGACCAACATTCACGACCAGATCAAACTGGCCCTTCTTGCGGCCAACAGCTCTGTCTTCCGAATTCGGATTGCTGATGAGCGATACTTTGTCGACGTTGACAACAACCACATGGCTTATGTCAACTGTACGTGGCAGATTAACAGCGGTCTAACCAACAACCAAACAACTCTTCTGAGTCCAGCGTTCCAGGGTTACGATCACATGGACATCAATTACAACTTCAAGGTACAAGATGGCCAGACGACGACTCTATCTATCACAGAGCAGGTCTACTACCTTGATTTTGCATCTTCCCAAGGCAGCGCGACACACGCAGTGCAACTTCCCAGTGCAAAGGACAATCCCGGCAAGATGTACACGATTATGTGCGGAAATAACGTAGATAACAACACATTGCTGCGAATGACGCCTAGTTCTGGCGAAACTGTAGAGACATCTAGCAGTTACGACATGAATCGCGCGCATTCTAGCGCCACTTTTGTGGCCATGCAGGTGGTTGGCGGATCCTCCCCGGCCTACGGCTGGCGTATTGTTTCGTACCACGGATTGCACGACTGATGGGGAAGAGTGAAGTTCTAGAAAAAATGCGCGCTGAGGCCGCTATGGCCCAGAACAGCAGCCAGGGGAAAGAGGTCAAAAAAGCCCTCAATAACATTGGCAAGGGCGAAATGGAACCCATCTTTCACCTTGATGATGACGGCCACCGACTTTTCACCATCGTAGTCGATTATCTCGAAGACCGAGGCTTAATCGAATCTGTCGACGTGATCACCATCACTATGCTCGCCAAGAGCCTTGCGCTATATATTGCCGTTGCCCGCCACGTGCATGGCTTTGGAGACGTCATTCAGGTGTACCCCAACGGCAGCTCGAACGTTAGCGGAGCCTTCACCGCCCTTTCTAAGGCGCAGGACCAAGTTTTGAAACTTAGCGCCAAGCTTGGCCTGAGTCCGATGGATCGATCACGAATCCTGGGTGCGGCATCCAATGCGCTGGCCGCAAAGGACAAGTCGCAAGACGGAGACGAAATCGATTCTTTGCTGTAAATGAGCTCAGTTGATGTTGCTTGTCTAAATCGCATGTGGGACTACGTCGACGACGTACTCTCAGATAAGATTGTCACGGGCAAATACATCAAAAAGGCATGTGAAAGATTCATCCTGGATCTCGAACGCGAGGATTGGGAGTGGACGTTTGACATGCAAGTTGCAGCCAAGTACATCACTTTCATAGAAAAAATCTGCAAACACACGCGTGGGGAATATGGTGGTAAGCCATTCGAACTAGCGCCATGGCAGGTATTTTTCGTCGGGCAAATCTTTGGGTGGGTTGCTGTAGGAGACGCTAAGAGACGCAGGTTCACTACAGCACACCTATTCGTTGCGCGTAAAAATGGAAAATCGCAGCTCGCCGCAGCTATCGCACTAGCGATGGCCGTACTTGACGACGACGGCGCCCCACAGCTTGTCACGGCAGCAACAAAGCGCGATCAGGCACGCGAAGTCTTTGACGAGATCTGTCGTTGCGTAAAAGCCAGCAAGCCTCTTGGCAAAAGGTTTAGCGTACAGAGGGCGGAAATCAAAACTCCTAAGAGCGGCGTTATTAAACCGCTCAGTTCTGACGCGAACACCCTTGACGGTCTCAATCTGAATTTAGCTGTGGTGGACGAATTTCACGCCATGAAGAACGCGGATCTCTATCGCGTTTTGGCTTCGTCTATGGGGTCGCGGAAATCGCCCCTCATGCTGGCCATCACGACTGCCGGTTTTGTAGCTGACGGTCCGTGCGCGATGTTTATGTCTGCTGGCAAGACCGTTTTAGAGGGCAAAAAGCAAAATGACAGGCTTCTTATCCTGCCATATGAAATTGACGAGGGAGACTCTTGGGATGACCAGTCAGTTTGGATCAAGGCGAATCCGAACCTTGACGTGTCTATCTCCATGGAGTATATGGATACTCAATGCAAAAACGCAAAACTGTACGGCAGTCGCTCGGTGACCGAGTTTATGGTAAAGCACTTGAATGTTTTCGTTGGCTCCAGCGCAGTCTGGATTCCAAACGACGACTGGATGGCGGAGGGCAACTGCCGCGAGGCGCACGTTACACACGTCATCGACGAGAAAACGAACAAACCCGTCGCTTATCTCGGTCTCGATTTGGCCGCAACTGACGACATATCTGCCGTGGCTATATGTACTGGGAACGAGGAGATTGGCTGGGGCATCAAAATGCACTACTTTTTGCCTGAGCGCGCGATCGAACGCCGACTAGACAAGGATGAAAACACCATGTACCTGCAATTTAAGGACATGGCCAACGTCCACGTAACCAATGGCAACGTAACGGACTACAATGTTATACGCCGGCTAATCAGCGGTCATTATGTTGCTGACGGCAAGGTTCAGTACGATAGTGACAACCTCATGCAGAAGTACCTTATTAAGGGTGTCGCATATGATAGATGGAACTCTCTGAATCTGATCCGCGACCTTGAGGGCGACGGTGTGCCGTGCGATCCTTACGGCCAGGGGTTTGCTTCCATGTCCTTTCCGTCCAAAGAGTTTGAAAAGGCCGCGCTCAACGGGAAGCTAGTTCACGGAGGGGATGAGGTTTTGGAATGGATGATGGGCAACGTAAACCTAAAATACGATCCCAGCGGCAATATAAAACCAGACAAGGCGAAGAGTGGCGATAAGATCGACGGCGTTGTGGCGGCCGTCATGGCTATTGGTGAAGCAGTGACGTTTGAGGAGGACACATCCAACGACTTTGAGTTCTTCATGGCTGTTGTTGGCGGTCAGAGTGTGTGATTTCGATTAGCTCACATAACTCTATATAATTTCGCTACAAATCCCGCTCCATGGCCGAGAACAGGGGAACCCCTAGTATATTTAGACGTATTTACGACAGCATCACGGAGAACCGCTACACCGCGGAACACTCACCGCTGTCATTCATGGGGCCCACGAGCCTCCTCAATAATACTCTTATCGGTGTTAGTTCTGGGGCCGAATCCCTTCAACTAACCGCAGTTTACGCATGTGTCAGCCGTATCGCGGACACAATCGCCATGATGCCAGCCGCCGTGGTTCGCATCGGTCGCAATGGCTCGCGCCGCAAGATGGACAACAACCCTGTCCACCAATTGATTTCTCGGGAGCCAAACGAATTTATTGGAGCATATGAGTTTTGGCAGCGCATTGTAAGCGACGCTCTGCTGTATGGAACTGGCCACGCATACATCGATCGCACGGGAAACAAGGTGCAGATGTATCACATCCCTGCCAGCCGCATCTCATATACCACTAACCCGCTGACTGGAGAAAAGTTTTATAGCTACGACGGCGCTCCAAGCAAAATCCCTCAGCGAGACGTATTGGAGATCCAAGCCTTTCGCGGCCTGAATCCAACCCATGTTCAGATCCAAAACCTCGGCACGGCAAAGGCAGTGCAGGACTTTGGGTCTACGTTCTTTAAGAACGGCGGTATGCTCGGAGGCATCCTCTCCACCAAAGAGCACATGACGGCAGAGCAGATGAAGCAGGCTCAGTTGACGTGGGAGCGGGAGTATACGGGCAGCCGCAACGCTCACAAGGTAGCCATCCTTGGTGGTGGATTCCAATATCAACCACTGAGCGTCCCATTGGAGCAGTTGCAGTTTCTTCAAATGAAGAAGTACAGCACGGAGGAGATTGCGCGCATCTACCAGGTGCCACCGGCCATGATCGGAATGGAGAGCAACACGGCCTACAGCAACTATGAACAGCAAGTCCTCCAATTCCACCAAGGATGCATCTTGCCCTGGGTGCGACGCATCGAGCTCGAAGTCGAGCGCAAACTCTTGCGAGGCGACAAAGCCCTGCAATGCACCTTCGACGTCGACACCTTGTTGCGGGCAGATAGCGAAAGCCGGGCTAAATTCTACCACAGCCTCCTGCAAGACGGCGTCATGTCCATCAATGAGATTAGAGGCCGCGAGGGACTTGGCCCGGTTGATGGCGGCGATGAGCACCACATCCTTATGAACTCTATCCCGCTGAGTCGCATGAACGACTACGCTGACTCGGTGACTAACAAAACAAGCACTGAATAATGGCTACCTATTACTACGATCTCAAGGTCATCATGTGTCGCGAGCGTAGCGACTCTCAAGCCGTTGGATCTATCACGCATTCAGAACCCGATCGCAAGGAGTGGAACTTCACTTACACTGCTGCTGATGTTGCTAACGAAGCTGCTGGCGAGACAGCGTTTCTTTCCGCATTTGACACGGCACTTGCCAATGCGCCACAGCACATTAAGCGCATCAAGAAAAGCGGCACTGGCTCACTTAACGAAGCTCTTGACGTTAGTGCTACGCTGGCCAATGATGGCACTGCGACTTCAGGCCCTTGGTCTGAGCGTGTAGGCAAGGATGTGTTTCGTTATGAAATCGGAGTTTCAGGAACTTCAGCAGCCGACGCCATCACTAACCGTACAGCGCACAACTTGTCGTAATGGCTGACACTTACGGCGGATATCCAGACTCAGCAAAGGCCGCTGCCCGCAAGGCTCTTCGTCACCGCGAGGAAAAGGGCAGCAACTGCGGGACGCCTGTTGGGTG